GTTGGTTTTCATTCCATTCTGGTTGTTATCCCAGCTACGGTCCTTTACGGAACGTGCGCCACAGTACTGGCGGCTACTAGCCAAGTTTACACTAGCACGCAGTGATCCATTTCTGCATTTGCTGTAGTGGGCACAGCTACCGGTTTGTTTAAGATCAGTTTTCCTTCTTCCACCAACTTAACCGTGTTGGCCACGTCCTTGTTTGCCCGGAATTTCCCGGGTTGTGAGATGGGATACTGTCCATCAAACACTCGTACATCTTCGCTTATTACTCCTGCTCGCATTCACTTCATGATCCACGCAGCTGACAAGGCTGGCTATGTTTGCCCCAAGCGGGTTTCCATTTTGCTTATAGTTTGCATGTCATGGCTATCTTCAGTCCTCGGACCTAAGCTTCTTACTGACTCTCCACCTTCAACAAATTTCTCCTGACTAATAGGGACTCAAGTTATATGGTTTTACCGAATATTTCACCCAACGGTTGAATCATTGGAACGAAGTGTTGGCATAATGCATCTTCTAGGTCATTATCTACTCCTACGCTATTTGTTCTTGATCGCTAGTACAAATTAAACTACTTTTGTTTCTGCGGTGTCAGTCCGCACATTCCCTAATCGTGGTGATCCGCCGCCCACCTGGCGACGCAACCACTCACTCCTTGGTACTACATCACTCGGCGACAGCTCGCGATGAATCCATCCACTTTGCACTCTTTGACGAACCTGTTGGTCTGTCATAGCACCTAGTGGGAGAGTGAGCAACATTAGCTCCTCCGCATATGGTGTCATTAGCGTTGCCGCATTTCCAATCCAAGTCGTGATGTCCCCTGCTCCAATCGCTTCTGCTGCCAAAACCAGACTTTGCCCGGCCTCAGCAACAACTTCGAACATGTACTTCCATTTATTATCTGACAGCACGTAGTCGATGATCGAGCCACCCAAACTAACCAGGTTGGATATCCATCCTCCGGTCGGCTCGGGCTGGGGCTCTAATTCCAGGTGTGTCATGTCATCACTGGCGTATCCAGATTGCTCCAGATAAACAATACCTGTGAATGGTTCCTTGAACGTGATTGCAGTTTCTCCTGCTCCATTGTCAGCTGTGACAAAAT